CCCCCCCCACTCATATTTTCAAGTGGTTTAGATATCATATTTTCTTCGTTATTCATTTACTATTTGGAGAAACTTGCAAGTTTATTGTCCGGACAACTCGCTCTCCTTTTTATTTGTTTTCAAAACGTCCATAGAATTGTGATTCAGTTACTAAACTACTATTTTCCCAAGTACCTTATTTTGTCCTTTTATTTCATATGTTGTTTCAGTGTGACTTATGCTTGTCTTTTTTAAGTCTTCTGAATCAAGTATAATTTCTTGATTTTTATACATGGTGTCTACTGTCTTCATAGCATCAGTCACACTTTTTGCCCTTATGGGTATTTGTCTCTGTAAAATCTCTTCAATTTGTATATTGAATATTGGCATCTATATCACCTTCACTTTCGCAAACTCTGGATAGTTACCCTTTTGCCAACAAAAATGCGCATAGGCAACTGAGTCCGTTCCTTTTCCTTCTATAAAAGACATTCTCTTATGATGAACATATATGTACTGTGGCATATAGTTATCGAAAAACTCTTTCCTCGATTTTGTTTCCAAGAAGTTTAATCTTAATAGCAGGATTACCCAACCACCCTCATTAACATCTTGTAATGCCTTTTGTATAATAGGTAACGCTTGATTAAATGGTGGATTTGTTATAATTACTTCTGGTGAGTAATCCAAATCAGTTTGTAAATAATCAGCAATGATATCTGCTTTGGAGTCCTCTCTAATATCCATAGTTCTTATATCCAGTTCTTTATCATAAAAGTCTTTAACATCTTCCCCAAAATATGATTTAATAGCCTTTGGATAACTCATTTCATGTTTGTCATCACCACCAGCGCATGGGTCTAATATAACCCCAGTCCAATCACCAGTAACTACTATCGCACCATTGTCTATTTCTTTTAGAAACAACTTAATGTCTTCTACTGGCGTTATATAATAATCAGCAATGTGGCTATCTCTTAAATTCGATCTATTTGTACTACTAATAATTTCACCTTAAAGCGTGCGCACTTTACTCCGGAACTATACCTTTCTAAATACTTTAAGATTTATTTTCTTTTGAATTTTCGACAATGAATCTCGTCAGATTATTAGTCATTCGTTTCTTATTTCTCTCGTATCGCCAAATACGAATTATCTTATGCCACTCCTAGCAATTTACACTGTTCTTTAATCAGCCATTGCATTGATGTATTCCTTGTTAAGTTTGCTTTCTTCTTTACTGCTATGTTAACCGTATCCACATTGCCTAAATGAAAGCATTGTTTTCTCATACGGGTCAGTCCTACATACAACAGATTTGAATTAAACATGTATTTGTGCGACTGTGGTGTTACTAAAATAACATTCTCAATACTACTACCCTGAGATTTGTGAATCGTAATACAATATCCCAAACCTACTTGTTGCATATCGCTTCTGTAATACCTGACCACCATACCTTCAAAATCAACAGTGACATACGATGTGTAGATATTGACTATCTTGCCAGTCTCACCATTTGCTATAAATGTTTCATCTACATCTTCATTCCATGGGTCTTCTAGCATTGCATGATAGTTGTTTACATTTTGAATGATAATATCACCTTTAAAATACACTGTATCGCCAATTTTCATACAGTCTGGGCTACCATAATTAGGATTTGCCACCTTCTGTATTTCGTTGTTGATTTTTATAGTTCCATACTCGCCCTTTTTATATGCTGTTAGCACTTGGATATTTTCTACTGTATTACTTTTAGCAAGCAACTTTTGATATAAGCCCACTGTGCTTCTCACTATTGAACTATCACCCATATTCACAAAAGCATAATCTTTATTATCACCAAAGTGTGTAAATTGTTCTTTAATATCAATTAAATATGGCTTAGTCAATCTTACATCAGTGGCTACTTTCATCAGACCGCCTTCGCCGTATCTGAATACCTTAGATAGTGTAACTGTAGGTATGATACCCGACTCCATAAAGTCGTGTAGCAAGTTACCACAAGCTACTGAAGGTAACTGTGCATTGTCGCCTATTAATAATAGTTTTGTTTTTGTAAAGTCAATAGCATCTACCACATGCTTGAACAAGAATATATCTGCCATAGAAAACTCATCAATAACCACCACATCACAATATAGCTTATATTCTTTATCGTAATTCCAATTACTAGGTGGCATATAACCAAGACCTCTATGAATAGTTGTGGCTTCTCTTTTTGTATATTCGCTTAACACCTTTGCTGCCTTGCCAGTGGGCGAGAATAGCACAAATGATTTCATATTATCTGCCAACATATTAATCACTGCTTGTGTAGAACTCGTTTTCCCTGTCCCTCCAGCGCCATTCAGAATACACACATTATGTTTATTTAGCTTTCCCATAGTATTTATCTGTTCTTCTGTTAATTCAAAACCATCCACACTAGCATATTTACTACAATCGAAATCCCACTCATTATTAACTTTAAACAGTCCTTCAATTAGTTCCTTTGCAATATACTGCTCTGTTTCATATGTACGCTTTAGTGCTACAATCAGCTTATCTTTGTTATATACAATACTCTCATGCTTGATACAGTCCACGAAGTAATTACAACAAGCCGGTGTCATCTTTAAACATTGCTTCCTAAGTTCTGATATTGACATAACTGTATGACCATCTTCTTCATTTTTCTCCAGTAGATATATCATACATGCCAAGCATCTCATCTTGCTGCTCTTTAAGTCTTCACCAAACTCTACAATCGCATCTTTGCCTTTTGCAACAGCATCTTTGCCTTTTGCAACAGCATCTTTGCCTTTTGCAACATTTGCTTTAGAAGTCTTTTCTAGTTCAAGTAGTATCGCATCCGCTGTCTGAAACCCAACTCGTGCAAGACCACACAAGCATTTATATGGATCTTCTCTAAACTTCTTACGAATCATCTTGAGTGATGTATATTTGTCACTAAGACGTTTTAACATTGGTAAACTTATCAACCCTTGAAATTCTACTACAAGTTCAGCCAGTCCAAAATTTTCAACAATCTTACTCTTAATAACATTAAAAGTATATTCTTTAATACCGTGCAATCTACTGAGGTCAACATCTGCCACATTATCATTCATAACCCTTTCAACAATATCTGGATACTCTGTATATAACACTTTCGCTTGACTAGGCATTAGTATCTCTTGAAGAAACACATACATATCTTCTACGGATTGAGGCTTATTTCTTTTAATATTAATTACCTTATATCCGTATCCATTCCTGCTCATTTCTTCTCTAGCCTTTACTTCGTATTCAATGCCAGTTCCTAGTTCATGGATTTCACCTGATATTGCTACTGTCTGATATTTCGTTTGTTTAATATCTGGATAAATGTCTTTATCTACATCCAAAGCATATACACGGTAATCTTCACTGGCATATATTTGACGAATTACTCGCCCTTTAAATTCAACTATTTTATTTTCTTCTGCCACTTATTTAATCACCTCATATTCTCCTAAAATATCTTCTATCTCGTCAGTTGACACCCATTTGCCTTCAGCATTAGGTCGCTTCTTAAACTCTTTGCTGAACTCTCTAATTTTCAACACACTCCATAGCCCAAACGGATTTTCTTTAAACACCTTAGATTGCTTAACCCTCGTCTTAATTTCATCACCCGTCTTAATGTTTCTGGCAATAATGTATGGTTTAGTTACATCTTTGTAGGTCTTGTAATCAACAATCATGTAATACTTATCAGACACCTCATTATTTGTATATATTATGTACTCTAGGAATTCTTTTTCAAATTTCATAGTTTCAATAATACCCATTGGTTTGTTAGGAATTTTACTAGATAATGCTTTAATCAATCCAACATTGTTGATTTCTTTATATAGCTTTTCTGTTTCTTTATCTGCGTATTTTTTCATTAAGAATTCAGATAGTCCCAACTCTTCTAGTTTATCTTTTTTTATTTGTTTACAAGTTGCGAACTGCTCATATAACTCAATGATTTTTAGCAAGTACTTATTCTCTCCAAATTCTCGAAAAAAATTCAATCCTGTTAAAATTCTTAATTGTCGTGAGTTTACCGAAGTTTTATCGCTAACATCCTTTAGCAATTCTGGGAAAGTTTTATATTTATTTTCTGACAAAGTCATAAGTTCTTTAGCAATTAGCTCATTACAGAATTTAATCGAAGAAATACCTTTATACACAGCTTTGTTATCTTTATCTATTGTGTACTCTGCTAACGACTTTCCAAATCTTATTGGATAAACCGTTATGCCATATTCTTTCGCCAAAGCAATGCCGTAGTTGATATCGTCTTTGTTTTCTGCTCTGTTTAAATATGCTGCTACAAACTCTACTGGATAATACGCACGAAGGTGCACACACTCAAAACCATTCATTGAATATGCTGTTGCATGATTTAGACCAAATTGATACTCAGATGAATCTTGAATAATTTGTATAAACTGTTTGGCTTCTTTTTCTGCAACTTCTCTTGATTTATCTGAGTGATTACAATACCCTTCTAAAATAGATGGTAATTGTTTCTGTAGCGCTTTGCGGTCTTTTTTTCCTATGGATCTTCTGGTCGAATCTCCGGCTGAACCGCTAAAACCACAAATGTCTGTAAGAAATTTAATTGTGTCTTCTTGAAAAATTAGATACCCTCGATTACTTTCTAGTAACTTATCTATTTCTTTAGATGGATTCTTATTAAACTCTCCAGTTATCAATCTATTCCTATATGATTTGCCTGATGGTCTTAGTGCTGCGTTAACCATCGACATGTGATTTATGGTATGTGGCTCAAAGTCTTTGAGTAGACCGAACGAATATGATCCTTCAAACTGAAAGCATCCGTAAGCTATTCGCTTCATATCAGTCCACACCTTTTTATCATTCCAATTCATTTTTGACGCTTTAGGATATGGAATTCCAAGATACTTACAAGCATCTTTGATTATTCCCACTGTTTTTAACCCAAGAATATCAAACTTAACATAGTTCAAAGAGTCGACGGCTTTCATCGCACAAGTGGAAATTGGCATATCTAAATTGCCATCTTTAAAATACACACCCATGTTGTCTAACAATGTTATGGGTGAACCAATAATCCCACTAGGATGACTACCTTTTGCTACAACTGTTCCTTTTAACCCATCTAAGTAATGAAATAAATCCTTGTTGTCACTTAGCAATTTCTGATACATTTCAAATAAACTTTTAAGTTTTTTTGCTGCCTCTTCAACATTAATTCTTGTCAGATACAATTCGTGATTGTCGAAACTAACCGATGTTGAATCTATCAACTTTTCTTCTACAAGGTCTTCACTATTTACCTCTTCTTGAATTATTTTAGAGTACGCTTTGAAGTATTCGTCAAACTTGTTTTTTATATCCATGACCTTACTTAAGTCTTCATACCCTAGACCACCAGCAAGAACATCTATGCACCCTCTGTCTTGTAATGTCGAAAATGCTGCTATGTATGCTGTCTTGTGTGGCGTAAATCTCTCTATGATATATTGATATACTCTACCTCTGTCTTCAGGGGCGAAGTCAACGTCGATATCTCCAAGCGAAATCCTGTCTTCGTTACAGAATCTTGAGAATACTGTTCCCCATTTTATAGGGTCTACATCTGTAATATCTGTGATAAATGCAATCATGCAACCAGCAACACTTCCTCTGCCAGTTCCTCGTGGTATGCCATTCTCTTCACACCAACGGCATAGTTCTGACATAAACATCATAAAACTATCCATGCCTAATTTATGCATTACTCTAAACTCTTCGCCTATAGCCCTCTTATACTTATTTAAAAAATGTTCGTCCGAAGTATTTTTAGCTTCTTTATACAGTTCTTTTGTGTACGGAGCATATTCTTCTTCTAAACCACTCTTCAAAAAATCTTCGTACTCATTGATTACTCTTGTGGCAGTTATAAGCTCACCGTTCTTAGCCTTTTCTTCAAACATTTTATAAATTAAAGATTTCCATTGTTCTTTTACATCCTCACCATAAAGTGTAGGGTATTTAAAAGACGTATCCAATTTAAAATCTTCAATCATATCAGCAAACTTATTAGTATTTTGTATAGCGTCCATATATATTTCTGGTCTTAATGTCATTTGTTTTTCAAACGATTTAATCAGTTCATCATAAGTCTTCCAAGTGAGGTTAAATTCATCCTCTTCTCCGTAAAAACTCTTCTTGTATTTCTGGAGGATTTTACGACAATCTGCTTTATAATCATTTGCCGAATGTGTATCTGTTCCAGCTATTAATGGTATTCCTGTTTCTAAACTTATGCGATATAACGACTCGTTATATCTTATTTGGCTGTCTACATTGTGATATTGAATTTCAAGAAAACAACGATGTTTGTTTTTGGTCATCCAATCAACGAGTAAATTAAATGCATCTTCGTTTAAATTATTCTCGCTTGTCCATCTATTAATAGGTGAAGCAAGACAAGCACTTGTAAAAATTATGTTGTCACTTGTATGTATCAACTCTTCCAAACTGATGCGAGGATTGAAGTACATATGTCTGTCTGTATTGTCTTCTTCTGTCCCTTTAGACGAAGCTATGGATACCAGTTTGTTTAATTCTAAAACCCCATCCCAATTCTTGGCATATAATCCTATATGTCCACCACGGTCATCATCTTCCAATTTATGACAAAGATACAGCTCGACACCATGTATGTATTTAATACCAGCCTTATCACACTCTTGCTTCTTTCTTATCCATTCCCATATACCACCATGTTCGCTAAATGCAATAGCTTTCATACCTTGTTTTTTAGCCAGATTAATGTAGTCTTTAAAATCTGTACACGAATCGGCAAAGCCATTACAATTACTCATCCATGAGTGACAATGATATACCGTATATGTGTTCTCGTAATTCTTAATAGTATTACCTCGCTTTCTTCTATCTCTTACAAGTCATTAAGCCAAGACATATCTTCGTTCTTATCATCGCCATCAGTGCCACTATCAGTACCAACACCACCATAAAGATTTTCTTTTTCTTCTTTTTCCCTATCTAATCTTTCAAGATATGCCTTATATGGTTTATGCTTGTTTGCCGAATAACCACACAATGTTGCGAAGTAATAACTTTGTGCTGCAACTTGCTCATCTGATTCCCAAAACAGCTTGTCGTCTTCAGTCTTTTTATATTCTTCTTCTTTTCCTTCTATTTCTTTAATAATCTCAGTCACATGGTTATGCCACTTGTCTATCAGCTCATCTGTTAAATCAACATACATAATACAATCTGATTGCTTGTACTTTGCTTGCACATCCTTCGGCAAGCATTCAATACTATTTGTTTGAACCAACAAGTCTAAGTATTCAACAATCTCTTCTTCATAACCACATTTCTTTAACCACATTTTAGCGTTACTTTGTAGCTTCTCTCCAATTTGATTACGTTCAATCTGTCGTTCTGTCTTCTTACCATTTGCTTGAGTGATTTCAACATTCACATATTTTAAAAAGTCCCAACAAATCTTAATCTTTTCATATGGAACACCTAGTTGATGTAATGCAACAGCATATACTACGAGTTGACCGCACTCATTCAGTGCTTTCGCCCCTTTGTATATTGTTGATGTTTTCCAATCAAGGATAGTAATACATCCATCATCATCCCTAAAACAGCAGTCTATGTACCCTTGCAGAACACTGTTGCCAATCTTAACTGTGATAAATCGTTCTAAATCAACCTTATATTCTATAATCTTATGGTGTTTGAAAAAGTGTTTTAAACATTCATAATACTTGGCTGATATCTTCTTATCTTTATCCTCGGCATTACGGTCAAATTTTAATTCTGCAACACTAGCTGTAAGCCATGCATCTTCAAATTCATCTGTCATTTCTTCATATGTAATCTCGTTACTATAAAATCTTTCCATAATATCATGTACTAAATTACCCGCCACACCATAAATACAATCTTCTCTATCTTCTGGTTCTGGCTCTAATGGATTTTTTACATATCTTAAAAAGTATTCATATGGTGATGTATGATAGCTATTAACCCTGCTCCAACTATACAACTTGTCTACGCCATGCTTGCTTTTGATTTTTTCTAATTCTTCACCTGTTTTTCTTGCCATTAATTCCCCTTCTTCAAACTCTTTAAATACTCTCTGTGTTCGTTTTCATCGTAAGTAACTCTGTGTTCAAACATAAATTGATATATGATATTATTCTTATCTGCTGGTGATTCTTTACCTGACATCAAATCCCACTTATCATATATATAGCTGACCTTGCGGATATAATAGAATTTCTCACAACAATGTCTGATATGCTCTATATCAATATCCTTATCAAAGGCAATTACTATCTCACAATCTAATCCAATCAGTATCTCTGCCTGTTCGTCTGAAATCTCATGTCCACTAATTGCCACATTGTAGAAGTCATTTAAACTGTCTCTTTTTAATACTGATTTTTCAGCTTCAAACACTACAACATGTTTACTATTTTTAATATGTTCTCTATTTTCCCACAGTCCAAATAGATTCATCTGTTTTGGATATCCAGGGGTTATAAAGTATTTCTTAATATCAAACAAATCGTAATTTTCTATAACAGTTCTTTGTGTGAATCCCATCAATTCACCAGTAAGCCAATATCTTAGAGGAATAACATTTCTCTTATATGTATAGTTATATGCCAGTCCAAATTTCTTACTAGTCCATGGCATAATGCCTTCCTTGTACCAACTAATATGAATATATGGATTAAAAGCCAAGGCTTCGCCTTCTTGTAGAAAATCATAAGCAAGCACATTAAATTTCTTACGTCTTGCTCTTACTCTTTTGAATATATGTAGTGGATCAATCTTTTCTTTTTTCTTTTCTTCCTTACGATAGGTAAGTTTTAACCCTAGCTTTTTATGGGTATATTTCATCACATCGTAAAAACTAATATCCTTATTTTCTCTTGATAGGTTATATTTCACCAAGCTCAATAAGTCTGAATTGTCATCAAAATATTTTTCTCTTGTGTAATTCCTACAGCTCAAATACGGTACATTTTTTATCGTGACGGCTGACTTATTATCACCATCAACATTCGCACAACTGTAGTATTCTTTTTGAGAGTGATATTTAATATAACCACAACCTATCTCGTTTAATATAAATTCAATCTTGTTATTATCGTAAATATATTGCTTAAGTTCGATTACAGTCATATCGCTACCATCTCCTCTCTAAAAGTCTACTGGTACATTTGTAATACCAATTTCATGTATAATATTTCTACTCATATCTGTTTCAATGACTATCTGGTAACGATTGGCTGCACCCTCACGATTCTTAATAATGAATAAAATCTGATAATGTTTATCTTTGTCTAATTTGACCGGAATTTTGGTTCTACCATTTACGCCCTCTGGTCGATACACCTTTAATTCTCTTTTCTCATCTGTGTATTCATCCTCGTATAAATCACGAATCATAATACATGTTGATGCGGTATCTACAATATTCTTTGACATCCCGATATTATCCTGTGTATAAAATCGTTGCTTTGCACTCCCTTTAGCCAACTGGAATGTGATTAGTATATGTAAATTCTTTACCTCTGGTTTTACAACATCATTGATTTCTACCATTGCCTGTTGCATCTCTAACCACGTCTTATCACTCACTTTGCCAGCATCCATTTTAAATGTGTCTAATAAGAAATATTTAACACCCATGCTTGCATACTTCTTTATTACTTTGATTGCTTTTTTTGTTGAATACTTCTCAAATGGAATTATTGTTATATTATGATTGGCAGTCTGCTCTTTCAGCCAGTTTGCTGCTTTCCTTAGTGTTTCCTTTGCGTCATCTGAAAAATTACCATCTCTAACAACATGCTTTTGTATGTTTTCCTTGATAATATTATTCGCTACGAACACTAGCAACTCTCTCTGCCACTTCTTTATGCCATCTTCATTAAGGATAATTACAATTCTCTCTTTATTCTTAATAATACTAGGCACGGTTGCTGACCTTGCAGTTGTTGACTTACCAACATTACTAAGTCCTCCCATAAGAGTGATAGAACCCATATATTGACCACCTGTCTCCTTCGATAGTAATGGCAAATCGTGATATGGTAATCCTATTGCCAATCCCTCGTCCAACTCTTCAATCAATTCATCTAAACCATGTGTAACATCATAACTCTTAATACCACTCTCCACATTCATAAATGTATCATTCAGGAAGGCTTCATATTCGTTATATATATCTTCTGCGGTCATATCACAAAACTCACTCAGTCGATTACCAACCGGAAAACCTCGCCTCGCTAATGCAAGCACACAATTCCATTTTTTCAGTTCTTCTATGTATCCATCTAGGTTTTGACTCTTAACATAACTACTAGCTCTATCAATTGTGTCATAACCACCATATTCATCATATTTGTCTTTTAGCTTTGGATGTTTCTCAAGATATAAACCAATTGTTATATCATCTAACACCGTCTTTTTTTCTACCATCACAATGTCATGTGCGATTTGCCAATAGACCCTCCAAATGTTATTTGTAAAATCTTTTAATTGTAAATTGGCTTCGTAGATAGTGTCTGTATCTTTGTATAAAATCGAAACTATATTTGCCTCACATGCTTCTTTGTACTCATCAATCTTTCTAACTGACTTTAATAGCTCTTCTTGAAATGGTGTGAGTTTATCTTTTTTTGCTATCTCGCATCACTCCCATCTACCATAACGCATCTAGTTTTTTATTCTCTTTTTCGTCTGTCTTTCGATTATAGGTAGCACCTTCATAATCAAGGCTATCAATTTCCATTGACCGCACCTTCTCTTCACTCTTTTCTGACTTCTGTACTCGCAAGTAAACGTCATTAAGATTGTTCTCTACAATCTTACATATGTAATTAAACTTACCCATTTCGTTTTTAAACTCTTTACCAGCGATACCAGACATAATTGCTGGTCTACAGATTTGGAAAGCATACAGGACAATCTTATATGAATATTTAGCCTTATCTTTGATGTTACGATTGTCCAAATACTTACCCTTTGTCAGTCCTTTCAGCCTAAGAACCAGACTGGAAGGAAGCGACTGTTTTTCATCATAGAAAAGAATTGATTTTCTCACATATTGATATAATTCATTCCATTCTTTTTTCTCGATTTCAGACAACACTTTTTTACTCTCTTTAGCCATAGCTTCCTCCCACCTGCCAGATTATTTCGTTAGTTCTAAAAGTTCTTTGGCTACTTCAATGTCATCAACTTCATGAGGCTTTGTATATCCCTTTTCTTTTGCAAGATCAATCAATGGTTTGATTTTATTCATGTCAGTTTTATTAGCTTTGATATAGTCAGCAATTCTACCTAACATCTTATCCAAATTATTTTGAGCCTTTTTAGCTTCTTCAGCTTTGGCTACTTCTTTTACCTTCTCAAGTTTTTCCTTTTCTTGTTTCTTCTTATCATCAGACACTTTGCGTCCAGATTTAGACTGTTCACTTGCAATAGCATCTTTAATCGCCCCAACTAATTCATCTGAATCCATGTTGATTGCATCTACAATATTTGCAAAACGTGACTTGGAATCAATAACGAAATTGTCATCACGGAAAGTAATACGTCTTGTTTGGTCTTTAATTACAGCCTTTTCAACATCTTTCTTCGTAACAATATCTTTCTTGCCAGTTTTCTCCTTGACAATAGTTCTATCAATTGCGGCAACTCCTAAAAAGTGTACTTTCGTTTTAATAGCATTAAAATACTTTTGCATCATATTTGTAGTCAACTGAACATAAGACTCTCCAGTTACAGGGTCTTCAAGTGTTCTCGTTTTTGTATGTCCGATAACAACAAAAGACACTCCTACCTTTTTAAGTTCCCATAATTTTTCAAGAACAATTTCAATCGCCTTATCTTCGCCAGCTCCGAATCCTCCAAATGCGCTCTTAATTGTTTTGACCGGTTTATCAGGCTTATCAATATTATGCATACGAATTACTTCTGGTTCAGCAATACGCATTAATTCATCATATGTATCAATTACTACTGCTTTTAAATCTGGATATTCTTTAGTCTTGTTATCAACGATATCGTCAATAACCTCTTCAAACTTATCCCAATCAGGACAATCTTCATAAACAATACCGTCAATTGCGTCAGCACCATCTTCTTTACCAATTTCCAAGAAAATATATCCATCTTCCCCAGCCAACTTCTCACAATATTCCTTTACGATTGTCGTTTTACCAATGCCACTTTCCCCAATTAGCGCCAAGTTGTACGCTAATGGGTCTAGGTTTACTTCATTCTTTTTGCCAAACGCCATATATAATTACTCCTTCATATTTTGATTTTGTCATTTATGTGTTATTCCTATAAGTCTTTCAACCAATCTTCTTCCTCTTCGGTTGCTATAATTGGTTCTTCCGTTGGTTCTTGTGCTTCATCTACCGACTCATCTTCTTCATCCATAAAGTCCATAACCAAATCTTCTTCAGCGTATTTCTTTTCAAACTTCTGAATAACCGGTGTCTTATTGCCATCTGCATCTTCCACCATTTTGATTTGTGGCTTGCGGATAACCATGCGTCTTGCTTTATTTGTGTCATCTGAACACTTTTGCAAAGCCTCTTCTTCTGTGTAAACACCAAGTTCAATCAATACTTTAATGTCGTCTGGAATATCATCTACAGTTACATTAACAACTGCACCACCTTCTACTAAATCGCCTTCAAACGTAGCCTCTGTAACACCCTTTGTCACCTTAAATACCTTGGTCATGATTTTTTCAACCATTTCCTTATTGGAAAGGTCTGCTTCAAATTCAAAAGTCTTTGCATAAGGAATTTGAGCCTTTACTGTTTTACCTTTGTATTCTTTAAGGTAATCTAATACTTTAGCATTAATTTGAATAACACCATTTTCTTTGTCAGTCGCACCAATACTATCTTTTGTAAGCAACATGGTCTGAATGAACTTAGCACCATATTTACTTCTGTTCTCTGCTTTCGATAAGGCAATGCTGTTAATTTCTTTCTTCACCTGCGTATTTCCGTTATACGAAGAGTATTTTAAATTTCCTTTCACATTCACGACCATTCCATCTTCCAAATGTTCTTTTACATAAGCAATAAGGTCATATTGTGTTAAGAATTTCTTATAAAACGTCTTACCCTCTTTACTCTTTTCAATACCCACTGTCATAAAACAGAAATCGCCAACAGTTTCTAAGATTTCCTCGTTATCACGATCATCCCAATCAATCTCAAATCGGTTATCCCAATCATCTGTACCATCTTCATTCTTGCCATGCACATAAACAACCATATCTCTTTCTGCTCCATAGCCACCCATCAATTCGGCATATACAGTTCCGCAGATATCGCCACAGTCTACACCTAGATTCATTCTGTGATAAACCCAATCTGATTTTTCTGATTTGTTGTCCATTGAGAATGAGTATTCATCATTTACCTTTGCCTCTCCAATTAAAGCAAATGAACTAATCCAATTTTTTCTTTCTAATTTCTTTTTCTCTTTTGCCATATTTTCTCCTTGTATTTTCCAATTTTGTGCAACTTAATAACACTTACTTATATTTGAACGCCACTAAGGGCGGAACATAAAGTAACTAATATGTAAATTTACTGCTTATGAAATTGTTGTTCTATTTCTTCTTATATTTTTCTTGGGTTTTCAGTCGTTCGTTTTATATTCTCATCGCCAAATGAGTATTTCTTTTATTGCTCTAATAATATTATTAATTTCTCAATACCACCTATGTATTCTACCGCATCTATGCACACCTTTTCTAATGTAAATATTTGCAATGGGGAATATCTTTCTGTTGGGTGCTGGTCTGCTAAAACCCCATCAGGTACAGCTATATAAGGCGTATACTTTTGTTGCTCTTCATTATCCCAATCAAGAGGTACTGGATTATGATCTTCTGCATATCGTCTTAACTTCGTCCATATTTTCAGTTTTTCCAATTCTAATTCAGCATGGGCTTCTGTTATAAACATGTTACCAATTTCATACAATCCATTATCATAATCGTCGCCACTCCAAACTTCATCACTTATAGTTCCCCACTCACTAATATAGTAGTATCCCTCTCTTACTCTTGGTTTCTACACCTTGGATACAATTTCACAATCAGTAGCTTCATTTAGTTTCTTATTGTACTTATCAAGCACCTCTGCGACTTCTTTTTGAAAATCATCTTCGATCTTCTTTACAATTTCTTGCATACTCAATTTTTATCACCAACTTTCTTCATTATCATCCTAATATACATTACTTCTTTTTGTCTTACGTTTCATCTTATCCCTACTAGTTCTACTTAACATTTCAGCAAAAGTATCTGTTGTGTTGCGAACGACTTTTGCAAATGTTTGTTGTCGTTTCTTCCTCTTGTTCAAATCTTGTTCAGGGTCGAACAAGTCATTATTCGCCTCAAATTGTAATTTCTGACCACTCATTTCAATACCTCAACTTTCTTATATAATTATTTTCTTTTTACAAAAAGCAAAACTCTTACCAAATATATCTATTTGTATCCATGATTCAGCATATTGTCTTCTGTCAAATGTATACTTCACTAATCGATGCCTTATCATATTACTTAACCATCAATACACATTTGCTCGAATGAACTAAATATGTATTTCCATCAGTAGCTTTGATTTGTAACTGGTCGCCATCTTCAAAATCTCTCCAATTTTGTATTTCTAATTCCAGTACATCTCCTGATGGCATTTCTATAATAGCCTTCTTAAATGTGTAGGTCATATCGAATATTTTTTTATTCCCGCAACCATTTAAAGTCAAAATCATAATTAGTAAAATACCAAAACATAGTATTCTTTTCTTCATTTATATCCTTGTATGATGTAATTAACACCATACACTCCTTCCTTATTAACTAGTGTATATTTTGTACCAGCTCATTTTATTCCCTGTCAAAGAGGGATTCTACTTATTCTTCTTTTTATTCTCATTAGACTTTTTCAGTCTTTCTTCTTCCTGTTGCAGTCTTCTTCTCTTGTTACTTGCTGCTATCATATTGTTTGTATTTCGCCTCATTGAATTTATTGCAATAAATGCTCCTGTATAGTTAAAACCCATCTTGTTTCACCCTCTTTCTCAAACACCTAATAGAATCTACATTTGGTTGGGTTTTAATAACCCTAGTTTTTCTTGTAACTCTCGTTTTCTTATCGGAATATATACTTTGTTATATGCCTTTTTGCATCTATCACAATTGCCATAACCATTATCCCAACACCAATCACAATGTCTTTCAAAATGAGATTTGACAGATTCAGAACTATCAGTATTTAGAAAATCTTTAATATCTCTAAATGACATTCTCTTCCTCCTTATACTCACTTTTCAACCAACCAAGCGTTGCATTAAATGCTTCATTGTAATACAAATGCCAATCTCCATCAGGTGATATATAATTTGTATCATACATACTTTCCCACTCATCATCATAATTGTAGTCGCCCATATCGACCATTTCTGTTTTGACCAAATATGATGCGAGTTCTTCTATTGATAAGTAATTCTTTATTCGCTCAAAATTTGTCATCTACAGTATTCACTCACTATTTCTATATCATCAATAGCAACCTCAATATACATTCCAGAACCTCTTTCGCATATTTGTATAGTGATATCCTTATCACCTATATCTTCTAAACATCCACTAAACATATTGTCGTTAGTTGTATGTACTGTTATGTCAGAAAATTCCTCATACACCTTGTCGTTCTCTGTATCATAAATACAACAACTTGTTCGCTTTTCAATAGCCATAATTCACCCCTCATTTTTCTTTACATATTCAACAATTTTAACTTCACCTTCTTTGCCGCCAAGAACATGATTCATTCCTTGTTCTGCCATTCGGCGACTGGTGAACACATGGATTGCTCTTTGTGTTCCGCTCCAGCGTTTAACTTGTTTACCATCTAATCTTTCTAATACATATATTGCTTCCATTCAGTCACCTCATTTATATCTCATCCACCAATACGGCGAAATTTTTGATTTAATTCTAAACCACACATCATTAATTTTCAGTTTTAGTTTCTGAACTTTTGTAAGACTTAGATTATCAATTATCATTTTTTTAATTTGTTCACTTTCTTTGATATATAATTTCCTATACTCATCTCTTTTCTCATTGATAATTTCGCAACAGGCTTCTATGTATGTCAACCCTGTTGTTTCACTCAGTCCTTTGGCTTCATTAATCGCCGCCTCTGCGTCTTCGTCTGTGCCTCCATAGCTCATTACTACATTTCGTAAATTTTCTTCGCTCTCAATATTATCTAATACATGTTGTCTAAAATGCTTATTGATAATCATAAAGTTTAAGCCCACGGCACTTCTATGAACAGCACTTATCGTTTTTATCCTTATAACCTCCCTCCCACCATAAAATAATCTTTTTACATACTTTTATTTATCCTCTTTTGTAATTTGGCAATCCGTTTTTCCCCATGAAACTTTTTATCTTCAAACTGTTTAATCGAATATTCTATTTCTTCCCTCATACAAACCTCTGCCCTTGTAATATGTTTGTTTATTTGATTTATTTTATTATTAATGTAATCTTCTGTTGCACCATCGATTTCAACAATGTATGTTTCGTCATAATATTTAATTTCTCGTGGTGGTAGATTTGTACAATTTAAAAATGCTTTCTCTACCTCAACGTCAACGAGGTTGTATGGGTTGACGTTTATTCTTACTTTATCTATAATGCCTCTTGCGTAATAAAAACTTCTGTAATCACAATGTCTGCCTTTATGATCGCTATAACTTATTGTGTATTTATATCTGCTAAACAATTCATCCATGTCTACAGTTGCCACACAACCCGAAGAAACACAAGTTACTGTAAGTTTCACTAAATCACCTCTCTTCGTATTCAATTTTTAATTTGGATTTTTAATATTAGCCATTCGTTTCACTTGTGCTGACCGCCAAATCAGCTCTCGATTGTTCTATTTGCCACAGTTCTTCTTCGGCTATGCATATTGAGCAATCTTTGTCTTCTCTGTCGCACATGTTACCTATTAGTAAACAAATCTTTTCTCTTCTTGTATATTCATTATCCACTACAAAACCTCCGTAAAACCATTATTATATTGGCTTCCCTGCCTCTGTATTATTGCTGATAACGCCGTCTATATTATCAACGTTCACAGTTATATTCTCATATCTATAGTCTTCGAATATCGCCATTTTTATCGTTCCTGCATAGTGTAATATTTTTAATATTCTACCCGATAGTATATTCCCATTGTTTGTACTAATGGTTACATAATCACCAAGTCCACAACTACGCTTACCAACGATTAACTGGTCATTTTGATTAATTTTAATATCATTCATTCCTACTTCACCTCCTACAAAAGTTGAAATCTCTTCACAATCGGTTTAGCTTCTTCTCTAGTCATAATCCCTAAAGATACAGCCACCAAAGTTCCCTCTTCTGTCTCATAGAAGCCTCTATCTCTAACAGAATAATATTTCTTTTCCAACTTTTCTAAATCCTTTTCTTTTGCTTTTAATATAATCTTTCGTTGCATATTCCCATTATCGTACCAATCTTTAAACCTCTCAGTGTTTTGTTCGGCAAGTGTCATAATAATACTCGCATGAGCTGCATGAGCTGCAATCTTGCCAGCGGTATAGTGCCGATACTTCTTGTTCGTGAATTTCAATAGCCTTATCTTTTATTTCATCAAGCATCCAGTTGTGATTATCTGTTAATACACCATTTGCAAAATCTATAATTTTATCAACAGTCCTTTCGCTTAATTCTTTTTGAAATTCATCATCTTCCTCATCTGTCATCCCTTTTGGACATAAATCATATGTACTACCTATTTCATCTGCAATATAACCCGTCATCACTTCTTGTATTAACCCATTTGTAAAAATCATCCGTTTGTCTCCTTTGCCGTAAAATCGTCGTTCTGTCTGGTTATTCTTTTAACCTTTCAATTCTCTCTATAGCTTGTTCTGCTGTATGTCCATCCCATTCTGGCGCATAATCATATTCTGGAACATCGAACATATCCCAATATGGCTCTATATCATAATGATATGTGGCTTGACCATCTGGTGTATTAATACCAACTATAAACATTCCTTTAAACATACTTCCATCGTGATGCTGTCTTGATTTCCATGCTAAATGTACAAATTCCTTACATATCACACTAAATAGGACAGCCCTGTGATGATATAGCTCATTGAAGGTATGATATCCGTCCGAGAATCTTCCAATACCACCATCTTCTTTTAATACATCATGTAACTTCTTTATGATTACAGCTTGTTCTTCTGTTACTCTGCTAATTGTTATATCTCTCATTTAATATTTATCACCCTTTCTCCGTAGAACTGCAAATTCATGGTACATTTCATTGTCTTTCTCTTTTTATCCAAAAATTAACTATGTTGCAATTCTTATTCAAATATTCACTTCGTCGAACCCTACCGCAGTCTTGACACTGCCACACACTTCTATATATCTTTTGGGGCGATGTGTTAAACATGTCAATCATATCACCATGTAAATTTGTTAAGCACACTTCATCCTCATGTTTACAACTTAATCTTTTAAGAAATCTAAACATTAAATCACACCTCCAATACTTGCCGTAGAATATGAATTTGGTCTTAATTTAAATCCCATTCTGGTTTTTCTTCTGGTTCAATATCACGATAACATTCTCCATGGGTGTCAAGTTCAATCCTTATAAATGCTCTCTCAAGCATATGCATGAATACTTCAAAGCCATTCATATATCTAAGTGTGTTAATATCAACACTTCCACTTCCACAATACTTCAAAATGCACCATGTTCTATCTGACTCATTTCTATAAAGTTTCATTTCACAATTCAAATCAGGATCTTCATCACAATTTAAGGTTACAATGCACTCCTCTGAGCTTGATGAAAACCACTTTCTACTCTCGCAATTAATATCCAATGTTGCGCTGACATGTTCATAATATGGCTCTCCATCTTCACAAACTGTCTCTAAATTACTTGTGTTTACATTTGATGCAACGCACTCACAATATTTCTCAAATATTTCAGATAGTTTAATCGTTTTAAACTCTGGTTCTTTCATTAGTCCTTTGAAATTTTCAAGTATTGTCTTGTTATCAGCGAGGCTTGTGTTATTAATCATTTCTGTTAAACAAGTATCTAATTTAACTAAATACTGATTAAAGTCATGTCTTTCGATACAAGGAATTAAAATATCTTCTACTTTAGATTTTAATAATTCACGTCCTTTACCATTCCAACCCAATGTATCATCTAGAGTTTTTGCAACTGCCTCTTCTAACTTATTATTAATCAGTTCATCTATTGAACCATCATTTAATTTTTCGCTTACTGCTTGACTAATTCTTTCTTCAAATATCATCTAAACTTTCTCACTTTCCGGTTGATGTATCTAGTGATACATCTTTGTTATTGATGCACTCTCAGATGCATCTTTTCTAATTATCTCCGTCTTATTATCAACTGTAAGTCTAGGTTCTGGTGATATACCACATTTTGGACATAACCTAATTAATCCTATCATTCTCTTACCTCGCTTTTTCTAATCTTATCTAATTTTGCTTTCTTCTTATTAATGTGAGACAATACATCTAAATTACATTTCCTGTATTAGAACCGTTAAGCCATACCAAATGTCTATTTGACAGACTTTTCATTCATCTCATCTAATTTTTGTACCAATCTGCCGGCTAACCTCTTATCTACATATTCTGTGGTTATATAGTTATATGCGACACAGTCTGCCAGTCCAAATGTTACTGCTAAATATGTAGCCAATCCTCTTCTCGTATTTAACGTCTTACCACATCCTCTTCCTAAAAGTGTGTGATATGTCTGTTCATGAAGACCTATGCTACTCAAATAAATTCGCATATACATTTGAAATTCTTCTGAATTTTTAGGTATATAACAATTTCTGGCGACTGCTTCCTTATCTTGTTTACCTAACCATTGTAAATACTTAGATACAACTGCATCAAAATCATCAAAAGTAACACCATTAGCTTGACATACAGCAAATACCTTTGGGTACTTATTCATAAATAACCCATTTTCTTTTGTCATCATTACAATTCTCCTATGCATCTAAGTCTTCTACAAGCCCATCAATATTCTCTTTCAAGAACCTTGTAACTTTCTGATAGCCTTCGTCGTTATTCTTCTCATCAAAGCCTCTAAACTTACATCTTGCCGGATACATTGAAATCGGATTACTTTCACCATCGAAAGCCATTACAATACTCCAACCAAACATATGTAATATGGTATTAATAAACCATAATAATCCTGACTCTCTAAACTCTTTTAATGATTTTTCTTTAATCATTTTAATCCTCTCTTTCCTCCCAATCTTCACAGCCATCATGAGGACTTGTATCCATCGCATTTACGCCACTGCCATCTTTTGTACAATAATAATCCATATTTTCGCCTCTTACTCCATACTCACATTCAAAACAACACCTCATATTCATATACTATTTCCTCCTGATACCTATGAAACATCTAATCTATTGGTATTTATATCTTTTGATTACTGATGTATTCTGTAACACTGTCTATAATATCTTGTTGATGATTTGCAATTAGATTTTGAATATCTATCACTTCAGATGTATTTCCATAACGATAAACATATTTTGGTTTACTACATAAACCTCCAACCATCACACCAACAGGGCATGCATAATTTCTAAATGCTCTTGTTCTGGCTATAGAAAACTCGAATTCAACCCTGTTCCTCTGAATGCGAATCCTAAAATCGAGATTGCAGTTATTCACAAAACCAACATCGTACTTAACAATGTTATACCCTTTAATTACTTCCCTACATAAGGGTTTTATGTATCTACTTAAGTTTTTAAAAAAGGTACAATTGAACTTTTCTAATTCTCTAAGTTCATTTTTGAATTCCTCATCCTTTTGTTTAGTCACACACCTTGTAAGATTCATGTCTGAGATAGTATTATCAACAACATCACCTAATTTATTAAATTGTGTATCAAACCCCATACAGAACTCCTTTTCTACAATCATTTCTAAAATTTAGATACAATACCTAATCTTTTTGCAATCAACCATTTAGCTCTATTAAATCTTTCCAAATAATCGCCATCAATACTATGGTATAAGATATTCGCATCATCCAATAATTTTTTAATTGCCGAACTATACTTTTCTCTATCAGATGCTATTTCTTCACTTCTTGTTCCGTCTTGCACAAACTCCACTGTTGGTTCGAGAAACAGTACCAAATCAAACCTATTTAGTCTACTGATTGCGTCTGCTAATAAATTACAACTTTCTAACTGTTCTACGTCTGTTAATAGGAACTGTGAATAAAATTTTGTTGTAACTGCATCTGTATCAATAAACAATATGCGATTACTTTGTTCTACAGCCTTTATTTCTTCTGTCTTTTGGCGTAAAAGATTTTCAATTAAATCGTCTTGATTCATAAAATCTTCACCGCCAGCAACTTCGCAAGTATCTCTGCCTATCTCTCGCACATAATTTGTATTGTAGGCAATTGCCAAATTCTTAACCAACGTTGACTTCCCTGTGCTTTCCCCTCCGACCACTAGTACTTTTTTCGTGTAATAGGGTCTACAGATAGGCGGTATGTACTGCCAGTTTTCGTAAATATCATCTCTTAATTCTGTAGAGCTAATTGGAACTTCACTCCTGTCAAAATAAATCACTTCGCTTTCCGGACAATATAAACCCTCAAAGCGACCACTATCTTTATAATCAGAACCACAAAATACTGCATTAATAGGCTTACCTATAAGGTTTTTAATATCATTAGCACCCTTTTCCCAATAGTAATCTGAATCGTATTCTTCTTTACTAACCGCTTTGTCTTCTAACCTTAAAATTGTTACATTATGTAAATGTTTACTATTGTTGTATATCCACCGATATATAAGTTCTTTACAAACGGTTTCTCTTCCTTCACACCAACTTATAATCACATATAATTCTTCACACACCGATGCTGCACGGATAATATCATGTATATGCCCCAAATGTAGAGGATCAAAAGACCCACCATACATTCCAACTTTATATTTCACTAGCTATCACCTCTTTACTACTTCTACTATTAGCCTCTTTACTCCATTTCACATACATAATGACTGCATTAATCAGATAGACAACCCACATTAACAAAGTTGCAATACTTTCGCTTCCTCGCATAAATGCGACAGCCCACATAATTATTGTGACAATATCCACAAAAATCCAGAGAATCCATTGTTCCATATACATTTTAATAGATATAACCATTGCTACTACCGAAACAACTGTGCTTAATGCATCTATATATGGTAAATTGCCACCCATTAGCTGCAATACATATCCATAAACCAAAGTGACTATAGCAACAGAGCCAAATATAATCACACGGCTTTTATTACTCATCCTAATCTTAATAACTTCATTAGTTTCTGGATTCATGTGTTTAGCCCAAACGTATAAACCATAAAATTGTAGTGGAAAGTAATAAAGTGCATTAAGCATAACTTCCCCATAATATTTAACTTGAAAGGCTATGATTGCATACAATAATGTATTTATTGCGCCAAAAACATATGCAGACAGCTTCCCTTTTCCTGTACAGATAACACAAATAACTCCTGTTACTGCCGAGATGACTCCTATTAGATTTTCATTCCAATATATAGAAACTGCTATGATTACCAATACGGCAATAGTCATCCATGCTAATTCCCAAAACTTCCATCCCTTAAATTCATTTTTTACTGCTTGTTTTAACCTATCTATTTTGATCACCTCTTATACTTTCTCCAACATGTACTACTCTGAAATATGATATGGAAAACTATCCATCAATCTTAACTTGAATAAATTCTTATTATGCATATCTTCAATCTTTTCTTGAGTCTCAATATCTTCAATAACACCTTCACGAATATACTTATCTAAAACTTCATAGGTAAATCCAAGATTTTCTTCGTCCGTCATACCACACAATCCGTCACTCGGTGTCTTATGAATAAATTTATCGGGCAATCCTAAATATTCACCGACAGCAATTACTTCTGTAACTGTTAAATTACTAAGTGGACTGAAATCACCAACGCTATCACCATATCTTGTTGAATATCCAACCCAATCCTCTGACAGATTACAGTTATTCGACACACGACCATTTAAGGATTGTGACACCGCATATAATGTTGTCATTCGTATTCGTGCTGGCATATTAACTTTTGTCTGTTCTGTTGGATTTATACCTGCTCCAATTAATGAGGCTTCTACCATCGCAGTGCTTCCACCAATATTAACTTCATAATTCCGAATATCTAAGTAATCACATAAGTCTCTTGCAAAATCAATGTCATTCTGTTCCCCATCTGGCATTAATACACCAATTACCCGATTTACCCCTAATGCCTCTACGCACAATTTGGCTACTACAGAAGAGTCTTTACCACCCGAAATACCAATTACTGCATTACAATCTTTACCATTTTCTTCAAACCAGTTTCTAATCCATTGAATTAAATCTTCGGTTGTTTTCTTTGCATCAAATTTATATCCCATTAAAAGTCCCTCTCTCTCTTAAATACACCTTCAACAAAACCATCTGGACAATTTTCTCTTCTTACATTTATTATCCCATTGTTGTACCATTTTGTTCCTTTTGTTGTATTTGGCTTTTCTTTAAAATTCTTTATAAAAGCATCTGACTGTAAATATCCTTTTACGAAGCCATCTGGACAATTTTTTTCATCAGAAAATACATTTCTTTTGCCATCATTGTAATAACATTTACCTTTATTGGGTGATGGCGTTCCCATTTTGGATTTTGAAATTCGTAATTTGGTTTCCTCGCTATGCTTTATGCCTAATCTAACTTGTCTTTTTTCTGGTGGGATTTTTGCTCTAGCTATTCGCATATTTCTTCTGCCTTCTTCGCCTACCTTTTTTCCACGTCTACTAGTGTTTCCATCTGCATAATGGTTACCCATCATTCTTTGCGACACCTTCATTTTTGATTCTTCCGAATGTTTCCACAGTTTTCTAGAATCCGACATTTTCTTTCGAGTTTCTTTCGTATAAAGATACCCTTTACCTTTATTCCAAGGAATACACCCCAATTTGGACTCTGAATTCAACTTTGATGCTATTCTAGCCGCCTTATCCCATTCTTCTTCAGTCCATTTTAAATCTGCCTTGAAGTTATATAATATAAAGTGTGGAGCTGTTCCGCATGTTCCATTTTGTTCTGCATAAAATACATGCGCCCAGTAATGGTCGTGTATTGACAATTCAATCAAATTATCCAAATCATCACTACCACCATCAGACTTTGGAAGTATATGATGTCTATGGGTTTTTAAATTTGAGTAGTCCTTACTTCTACATTCATCAATAAAAGTCAAATAGTCCATTAAAACTTTTCGCACCATAACTTATTTCTTATATCTGATAAAGAAGTTTCCACTATCACATCTCCATCTTTAAAAACCGTTCTTAATAATTGTCCTTTAGTATCGACTACTCCGCCTGAAAACTCTTCAAATACTAAGTTTCCTTCTTTTTCATATACTCCCAACAGTCCTCTTGGTGATTTTTTAAAACTAGAGTCAGTCTTTGGGCTTTTAAATACAGGATAAAATTTACCATTAACTTCACAACCACCACATTTAAATGCCATACTGTACGTGTCTCGTGTGAACGGTTTTAGCTCTCCATCTTCTTCCATACACTGCATGGAAAAACTTCCTACTCCCAATGAAACATTATTAGCAGCAAAACCTTTCGCTTCTAATCTTCTATAAATATCTTCTGCCCTTTGAATGGTAATGGAATCGCCATATACTAAACCGATATGCTGGTCTAACACTTTGTAACCCTTAGAGTTTATAGTCCCACCAAACTGTTCCCACAGTACTTCAATAGAGCCTTTTTCTTCTGGTGTATTCCCTCCTGTTAGGCAAGTACCACAAATAATATCTGCTGGATTTCCAGAATCTGGGCGGCACAAAATCTT